GTATCAACTTGAGTTGAAAATTGACTCAGGAAAATCAATCGATAACCCTGTGGATAACACTGTGGATAAGTTGTGAGTAAAATGTGAGTTTTTACAATATATATATTATAGATATATTTATTATTTTCTTTCAGAAAATAATTAAAACATCTTAACAGTATATATTTAAAAACTATTATGATAGAGTGCTAATCGTTTCCTAATCTCAACTAATGGAGTTAATCATGCAATTAATATGTAAAGACTGCCGTCACTGCATACGTTCAGAGTTTTGGACGAATCAGAAAGAACCCGAAAAAGCGATTGAATTCGCAATGTGTTGGGCTACCGCTAAACAAAATTTAGTCAACGGTGAATATGTGCCCGAATTTCACTGTTCGACAGCGCGCCAATCTAAGCGACTATGCGGTGAAGAAGGCAAATGGTTCGAATTGAATGAACCCGATGAAGTTTATGACCAAGTTCCTAATCAAACTGAGGAGACCGAAAATGTCTAATGATAGAAGTGATTTTGATGATGCGGTGAGAAACACCGCTTGGTGGTCGTCTGATAGTCGTTTAGCGGCAGCAGGACGCGCAAACGAGGCGATTATGCAAAAGATAGGGTTGATGGAGAAACCCGATTTAAGCCAAGTAGAGGCTGTTCAAATGGGTCATGTGATGCAGCCTGTAATCGGGCGTCTCGCATCTGAGCGTTTGCGTCTGAATTTGAAAGATGCGGACTACATGATGACGCACGCATCAGAGCCTTGGCTAAAGAGCCATTTTGATTTTATTGACGAATCGGGCAAACACCTAGTCGAAGCGAAAAACTATGGCGCTCATAAGCAAAAATTCTTTGATTCAGGCGCTAACATAATTCCTGCTGAAGACATGGCGCAACTGATTCACGAGGCAACAGTTCACAATGTTGAAAAAATCACCTTAGCAGTCTTATTTGGAGGGCAGAACTTTGAAACTTTTTCTTTTACCATTCACGAAGCTCAAAAAGTGGAATTTATTCAAGATATGGCAAAGAACTGGGCAGCGGTCGCAACCCGAACCCCACTTGCAGCCGAATCCCCTGAGCAAGCACGTGCACTCTACGCCGTCTCAAGTCCAAGAGCAGCCATTGCCAACAGCAACATCGAAAAAGCCGCGCAAGCGCTCAAAGCCATCAAAAACAGCATCAAAGAGTACGAAACCAAAGAAAAAGAGTTACAAGCGCATCTCGCGGACTACATGAAAGACTGCGAAACCTTGCAATCCGTAGATGGGTCGATTTTGGCAACGTGGAAGTCGCCCAAGCCTAGTATGACGTTTGACGCATCTTTGTTTAAAAGCAGTATGCCTGATATATATAATCAATTTGTGGTCGAAAAGTCTGGTTCTCGCCGTTTCCTAATCAAGTGAGGTTTTTATGTCAAATCTGATTCCAGTTGGTGATATGGGCACAATGGCGGACGCTATTGTCAAATCCCAGTTTTATGGTTTTAAGTCAAAAGAACAAGTTTTGGCGGTAATGCTTGTTGCTCAAGCTGAGGGGAAACACCCTGCAACCGTGGTCCAAGAGTACGACATTATTCAAGGTCGTCCTGCCCTGAAGTCACAAGCGATGCTTTCCCGATTTCAATTATCGGGCGGCAAGGTCGAGTGGCACGAGATGACGCCTAAAAAGGTCAGTGGCACGTTCTCGCACCCCAACGGTGGGTCATTAACCATCGAATGGACGATTGAAATGGCTAAACAGGCGGGCGTTTACCGCGAAGGGTCAGGGTGGACTAAGTACCCCGAAGATATGCTCACAGCGCGCGTTATAAGCCGCGCAGTGCGCAAGGTTTACCCTGCCTGTATTTTGGGTCACTACGCCGTTGAAGAAGTGGTCGATTTTGAGCCGATGCAACCTAAAAACATCACGCCGCAGCCAGTGGAGATTGCCCATGTTTCAGAGATTATTGATAACCCCGTCAAGACTGGAAAGTACAAACTTATTCTCCCCGGCGGAGAAGTCTACGATTCGTTCGATAATCCCCAAGACTATGTGGACGCGTACAAGTCTATGGTTGGAAAAATCCGAGACAGCAAAAAGCTGGAAATGCAAGATAAAGTCCTCAAAGTGGCGGATTTGAAGGAAGCCAACGCGGATACTCGCGCCCTGTTAACGGCGTCCCAGTTAGCGAGTTTAAACGCCGATAGCCCAAAGCAGGAAGCGTCAGACCTGTAGCGACTGGGGTAACCCAACGCGACCGGATACTGGCGCATTTGAGGCGTTATGGCAGCATCACACCACAAGAGGCGCTCAGACACTATGGCTCTTTCCGACTCGCCGCACATATCGAAGTTTATCGAAAAGCGGGACACCGAATCGAAACGAACATGGTTACAGAAAACGGCTCAGAGTTTGCAAGATACGTATACAAGGAAACAAAAAATGGCTGAAAGAAGGGAAAATACTGGGGTTCTGTTTCCACAACAGAACAAAAAGAACGAAAGGTCGCCCGATTACAAGGGTGAAATCAAGGTCGGCAATCACCTGATTAAAATTAGTGGTTGGACGAAACACTCGGCTTATGGTAGTTTGATTTCGCTGATGGTCGATAAACAGCAGGGGGAGACTCTTAAAAAGTATCCTCAGGAAGTCAAACCTAAAGACGATGACGAGGACGTCCCATTTTAGTTACATTCACATTGCCGTTCCCGCCCAGTATGAACACGTACTGGCGCAACTTTCGGGGTCGTATGGTTCTGTCCCCGCAAGGGCGGCAATATAAGGTGGACGTTTGGAAAGCGGTTTTGGAGCAAAAAGTACCGAAGTTTGGGGGGAGTATGCTTAGATTCAGGATGGAAATTACGCCACGCGACAAGCGCAAGTTTGACATCGACAACCGCATAAAAGGGGTTTTTGATGCTTTGCAGGCCGCAGGAATCATGGAAGATGACTGGCAAGTGGTCGAATTGTACGTGGCAAGACTAGACGGGGTCGAAAAGCCTGGTAAGGTTGTGATAACTTTAGAGACTGTTGACGACCTCCCATCAGCATGAGATGAGCCGCACCCCCTCGCGGCAGAGATTAGGACGGTGTTGGTTGACCACCGCTTCATGCAGTCAACTGCTTTTCTAATCAATTGGAGGACAAAATGACTCATATTTTCGTAGCAACGCCGATGTATGGCGGTCAATGTACTGGTTATTACGCAACGTCTTTGATGCAAATGCAAAAGATGTTTATGAATAACAACGTGACTATGACGTTTGGCGCGATGTTTAATGAATCACTCATTACCCGCGCTCGAAACGGATTAGCCCACAATTTTTTAAAATCAGACTGTACGCACCTGTTTTTCATTGACGCGGATATCCATTGGAATCCGGAACACGTGTTGCCGATGCTTGCCGCTGATAAAGAAATCATTTGCGGCATTTATCCTAAAAAAGAGATTAACTGGACGTCTGTATTGTCAGCAGCACAAAATGGCGTGTCATTAGACCAACTCAAACACTACACCGGTTCATGGGTTGTCAATTTGGTCGATTACAGCGGTGAAGTCACCGTGCCGATCAATCAACCGCTTGAAATCTGGAATGGCGGTACGGGGTTTATGCTCATTAAACGTGAAGTTTTTGAGAAATTGGCTGATGTAGTGCCGTCTTACGTTAATAACGTGGTCGATTTGGGCGGTCAATTGCAAGTCGAGCCGATTAAAGAGTTTTTTGCAACGTCTATTGAACCTGAAAACAACGTATTGCTTTCAGAAGACTATCATTTTTGCCGCATCGCAAGAATGAATGGAATTAAAGTATGGGCTGCTCCGTGGGTCGAATTAGGCCATGTCGGAACGTACATATTTGAAGGCCGTTTACCACAAAATCCGTAGGGGGATGTATGAACAAACGAATTAAAGAACTTGCTAATAAAGCAGGATTTCCTGTGTATGACAAACATTACGTTTACATCGAAGGAGAATGTATAGAAAAGTTTGCCAAGTTAGTTGCGGCTGATGAACGAGAGGCGTGTATAGAAATATGCTTAAAGTACCGTGATGAAAAATCAGAGAAACATATCGGAAAGATGGTTTTAACAATGATTGCTAATTATCCAGAGTTATATGGAATGATACAAGGCGCTCACAATTGTGCGGTTTTGATAAATCAAAGGGG